CATTTTATCAGGTATAAATAAGTAGCCAACAGAATCACAAGCATCACACTTGGTAGGTCTAGCAAAAGGAGTTCCATCTTTCTTTACCTTTCTAATATATCCTGTACCTGAACAAGGATTACATTGCTCTGCCTTAGTCTTGTACACAATAGTTGATTTAGTAGCCACAGTTTGCTTATAGTCTGTATTGTCCATGTAAGGTGTAAAGCTATTTGCCCATAGTGCTTTTTCTAGTGGCTTTCTACTGTAAATAACCCAAGACATCTGTTCAGGACTGTTAAGATTGATAGGTGTATCACCCATTAACTCTTTGACTTGTTTGTTTAGTCTCTTTTCTATGTCTTGTTTCTCTTGCTCGAACTGTACACGTACTGAATCCAAAGCATCCTTGTCAACAGTAAACCCACGTTGATATATTTTAGCTAGGGTTGTGGCAACCTGATTAGTAAATAATACTGTTTCCATAAGACTAGCATTGTCAGTAGTATTAAGTCTTCTATAAATAGAATCACTCAACTGTTGCGTAGCTTTTAAGTCAGCAGATAGATAATCTGATAACTCTTCGTGTGGTATCTCATCAACAGATGTATGGTTTTTGAAATACTCTTTCATAGTGTCTTGCTTCTTTGTGTCTAGGTCATGTCTTATAGCACATGCTTCTAGTGACAATGGTTCTTTCTGACCACGTTGTAATATATACTCACCCAACATGGTGTCAAAGACTGTGCCATCATACTTGAAGCCACACTCCCATAACCACAGTAAGTCGTGAACAATGTTATGTCCAATCAATACTGTAGCTTCGTCTAGTAGTTCTTGTACACCTGTGAAGTCATCTCTGTACAAGTATTCCTTACCTGTGTCTGTCAAACATCCCACCATGACAAGTTTATTGTCAGCTTCAAATGGGTCAAGGTGTAACTTACCACCTCTATGTGTAACAGTATTCTCTACATCAAGTGTTAACTTCATGCTGTATACCTCGCTGTCTTGTAGTCAAGTTCGCAGTGAACTGTGCCATGCCAACCTGATAACTTATTCTTTACAATATTAAGATGTCTCTGTACATCTTCCTCGTCTTGTCCTTCTACTTGTGGGTTCTTGGCTATCAATACCATCAAGTCTGCTTCTGCAGCTTTTCCTGTACGTGAGCCTTCCATCATAGCTTGGTTTAGTACAATCTTACCTTCAGCTTCAGCAGATAGCTGAGACATATAAAAGACTGCACAATCATACGTCTTGGCAATCTGCCTAGCATGTATTGCATTAGCCTTCAATGCTTCATCAGGTCGAGAGAATCCACCTGTCCTAGCAAACTTATCTCCCATGTCTAATACTAGAATGTCAGGCTTGTATGCCTTACACACACTCTCAACCCATGCCATGTCACGATTAGATGCATCACGTATCTTGATATTATCAAAGACAGGTTTGTATCTAGTCTGTGCTTGAGCAGGATTGTTCTTGACTTCTTGTACAGTCATGCCTGTGGCTGCCGTCAAGTATCTTGCACCAACTCTGTGATAACCTTCTTCGTTACAGAGTATGACACACTTAGCACCTTGATGTGCAAATCCGTTTGGACTAGCTATCAGTGATGCATGGAAGGATGTCTTACCTGTGTTAGGTCTAGCACCAACCTCAATCAAGTGACCTGCATTGATACCATCTAGCTTACGTGTTAGACTAGGTATGTTGAATGTCCATCTAGCTTCTAGGTCATTCTTAGCAAGCAATGTCTCAATAGAGATGTCATCCCATTCTATATTGAGGTTAGGTGTAAAATCATCCCCATACAACTCAAGAAGATTTCTAAGGGGTTCAAGAGAGGATTTAGCACCATTAACGTAGTCAAAGCCAAGATTGGCAATGTCTTCACCAACAACTTGCTGAAACAATTTAGATAGTACTTCTTGTGCGATGTCACTTCCAAGTGGTTGCTCCTTCTTGATTGTATTAAACAGAGCAGAGTATCCCTGCTTCTGTGCAGTAGTCATTGATGGATTGTTAGCTAAGAACAATGCTTCTATCTCATCAGGTGTTACTGTCCTCTCATATATATCTATTGCTTTATCGAGAGTTTGTTTAATCTTACGAACATCCTTACTGAATAACCTGTCAGGGCATTTAGCACCTCTGTGGTCATCGTAGAATGTTTTATCCATAAGACTTCGTATTAATGATAATTCCATGTTGTTACTCCTTTGGGGTTAAGGTCATTAAGTTTTCCATATCGACAGGTGTACGATATTTTAAGTCATCTGTCAATCTAATTATTTTTATATCCTTTACGTAGGCTCTTAGTTCTTTTGCAAATGACAATGTTTTAGGTAAGGCATCAGGGTCAAGTGCTATGATTGCTGTTGAGAATCGTGAGAGATACTTCTTATGAGACTCTGCCAATGACGTACCCAACACAGCTACCCCAACTAATACATCACTACCTACCACAGATGCACTAACACAATCCTCAACAACAACTGCTACCCTACCACATCCATGAACAAAAGGCAAGTTACTTTTTCCATATCGTTTCCATTTAGGCAATAACTTTGTTACTGACCTACCAACTGCATCAACGATTATATCATTATGCTCGACAGGAAACACAACTCGCTTGTCCTTGACATCGTAGTGTAGATTCAATTTGTCACAATCTAAACCCCACAGTTCACAGAAGTCCATGACCTCTTTCCTGTGATTATGTGACACTACGTACTCAGGTAATATAAATTCTTCTTTATCAAAATCTAATATATCATCTGTAATTGCATCACGAATATCATCTACAGATAAATGCACACGTGTCGAACCTGATATTTTACAAGTAGACTTATAACAATTCCATAGTAGCTTACCCATATTGTTAGTAGCAGTAAAGGTTTTATATCCGTTACAATTAGGACAAGTAAGTCTTTTACTTTCTCCTACACTTAATTGTAAATCAGTTACATAGTTATAAATATTCATTTGTATATCTCACTTATATGTATATATAGTATTAGTTGTTCGGCACGTACCCTGTGCTTATAACATACTTTTCACGAGTTGTCAATGCATTTTCAGCAGAAGCATACGTATTTTTCATGTAAGGTTTCACACTATTGGGGTTAGCATGACCTGTGACAGACATAATCTGACCCATAGATACACCTGCTTCTACCATCTCAGTAGTACCTGTCCTACGTAAGTCAGCTATTCGTAGCTCATTAGGCAGTCCACAGAGCTTCATTGTCCTTCTAGCTACTTTGGATAGCCTGTGAAGAGAATAAGGCTCATAAGACCCCCTAATCGCAGTTGGGTAAGGTGCAACATAGGACTGAAAACCATACTCTTCCTTCTGCTGTTTAAGCATTTCTAATAAGTCAAGAGAAATTGGCAGGTGTACTACACTTCTTCTCTTTGACTGTTGCAAATTTAGCACACTTTTATCAAAATCTATGCTAGAAAACTCTAATGTTCTCATATCTCCTACTCTCTGACACCATTCGTATGCCATTTGTACAATTAATCCTATGTTTCTGTACTTGAAATCGCTATAAGCATAGTCAAGAAATTGACACACTTGTTCCTTTGTCCACACAACTTTCCTAGTTTGTGTTGCTTTTCGTCTGAATGTAGCAAAAGGATTTGACTCAACATACCCCATCTCCATAGCAAATGAGTATAATTTTCTTGCTACAGAACATATATGATTAGCCATAAAGATACCACGTTTTAGCCACACTTCATAGGCTCGTCTAGCTTTAGCACCTGACAAGTTTTTCAATTTAGTTGTTGACAATTTTTTGGTGTCTACAGATGTGTCTAACATAACACCTAAGAAGTATTTATAATCTACTTTAGTTTTATCTGCTAACATATTGAAATCACTAGATAAATAGTACTCGTCTATTAGTTTTTTAACTGTTAGTATTGTCATAATTAATCCCTATGTCCATATGGTTCTACATCACCACCCATGCGAATAATACAGCCATTTGGTGCTAAGTCGCAGTTAGGATAACTGAAACAAGCTAGGTGTAAATCCTCAAACTTGTGTGCTATTTGTGTAGGTGTGTCAGCATGAAGATAATTAGTAACAAAATCTTCTATGCCTTTACTGTGCTCATGTCTTGTATAAAAATTTATATGAGGCTGCCTTACACACCATCTTCCTGTAGTCCAATAATATAGATACTGTATACTTGCTATGTTAGCTATGTAAATAAAACTTGCTGACATACATACTTTATATCGCAACTCTTGCTTTTTTAGGTAATCTAAAACAAACTCTAAGGATTCATTTGTATCTCGTCTATATATCTTTTTACCCTTTGAGTTAGTTCTAACATATTTCCACTCACTTGTACTCATAACTCCCACTCCATCTGCAATAGTGTCCATGTTCGCACTCAACTTCAGCACCTACTATGTTAGCAAGTCTATGTTCCATTCTATCTAGGTTACATATTTGC